GTCCTCAACGTTTCTTTCTAATCTAAATGATGAAGAAATTTTAAGAATTTCTGGAGAATATTCGATAAAAAAAAAAGAATTAGAGAATTTGAAAAATCAATTAACTGTAGCTTCTCTTAGTAATGTTGAGTTATTTATGGCAATTGATAATGTGTTAGCTTTAAAAGATGATTTTAACAATGAAGTCATTACTAAAAATATGATAAAATATGCTTTATCATCCAGTTTAAAAAAAAAAGTAGCTGATGAATTAAAGAAAATTCTAGATGAGAAAAGGAATAGGGAATTCTTTAATAAGATTCATATTAAACGTGAATTCACAATTAAAATGAGTTTATTGGCTGGTAAAATGTCAGAAGAGTCAAATTTAATCACGAGGAAAGAGAGTGAATTTGAAGAACAAATTAAGGAATTAAAACTAAAGAAGAATTTAGTAAGGGAAAGGTTTAATGATAGATGGAACATAGTAAGAGAATTTGTTAAATGTAGTTCTATTATTAAATCAAAAAACTATGATCTTTTAGTTGATAGGTGGTTGTCATCATCCAATGACTTTAAAAAACAGTTCAATTTTGATATGAATCTGTTTATAGAAAAACAAATTAAGGATATGACAGAGCAGAAACAAGTTGAATTATCAAATAAAAGAGAATATATTGATTTAGTTAATTCATTAAACCTTTCTGATGATGATAAATTAAATGATTTGAAAGCAAAAAATTTACAAGAACTCCTTTCAACTGGGGATCTAGCGTTTCTTACCTCAGAAATTATTTAATTCTATAGTTGATTATAAATCTTCGTTTTGTGATAGGAGAAAAAATGGTGATGTTACATGTGGTGTTGAAAACTCGCATGTTATTAAAATAATTAAAAATTTTATAAACCAAAAATATAAACATTTTACTAGGATAACAAAGGATAAAAAATCAAAAGCAATTTATGATGTTAGCTTGAATTTTAGAGGTAAAGTTTTTCATAGATTTGCATATTCACATGCATATTTGAATTTTTCAGGTAGTAATGAAATAAGAAATAAACCAGTTAAATATAAGAGGAATAAATTTGTTGTTCAATCATTATTAGCTATTGGAGGTGGTGCAATTTCAATGTTAAAAAAAACTTTAAAATATAGAAGAGCTGGTGGTTCTACACAAGATAGATTAAATTATATTGAAAGTTACTTGGATAATTCTATTGTTAAAGATTATAAATTCTTGTGTGATACTAGTTTATTGCATTTAGAAATATTTGGAGCATATGGGTTAGATATATTAACTTTGGAAGAAGTAATTTGTAATATTAAAATAAATTATTCTGCTACTTGTGGGAAATGGTTAAAACATATGGGGTTTAAAAATAAGGAAGAGTCAACTATTTTTGTAATTCAAATGTTTTCGTATCTATACAATGATTGGATCTCTAAACCAGATAGCGTTTTAATACCTATTGAACTTTGGGAAGTTGCTTCTAGACCTAAGTTAATTGAAATAAGTAAGCTAGAAGAGAAGGCAAACAATAATCAACCTATCTGTAGAGCTATATCAGTTTGTTCTGAATTTGAACAATTTATAGGGATGCCTCTTTGGGAACCATTATCTAAATTAGCAAAAATGAAGTTTAGAATAGCAAAGGGCCCAGTAGCTATTGGAATGAGAAAACATTCTGATGAATGGATTAAAATGGGTTTGGAATTAGAAAAGTTTGAATTTACTTATTCAGGTGATTGGAGTAAATTTGATCAATCTATACCTGCATTCTTGATGGATAGAGCTATTGATATTATGTTTTTATGTTTTAGTAGGGAAAAAAAAAAATATTAATTATATTAATAATTTTAAAAAATATTTTAAATCTAATATTGTTAACAAGTTATATCACATAGGAGAAGAGAAATATATTAAGGTTACCAATGGTGTTCCTTCTGGTTCCATATGGACATCATTGATTGATTCTGTCATTAATTATATTGTTATTAAAGAAAATTTAAAGAGAATGAAGGTGAATGATTATAAGATTTATGTATATGGTGATGATCACATTATAGGATTTAATTGTGAATTATGTGAATTAGGGAAATTTAAAAGATCATTTGCATATTTTTCTAGAATTTTTTTTGGTATGGATTCATCTTATAAAAAAGCTATCATATCGACAAA